TATCCAATCAACGGTAACGCTTACACTTTCAAGGGGCTTGAATATCTCGATTCTTACAACGACATTCCAGAAATCAACGCGATCATCAATCTAAAGGCCAATTCATTCTCGAATGGTAAGATTAAGGCTTATAAACCTTCAAAAACAGGTGAATTAACAGACATTTCATATTCTGATCCAGTCATTTCAATACTCAAAAAGCCTAACTTTTTCCAAGCCGAAAAGGAGTTTTTAAAGCAGACAAAGAGCTTTCATGAGATTTTCGGGAATGAGTACCTATACATCTTAGCTGGCACCGGAACGCGCAAACTATCCAGTTTTATTTCAACCGTAAAGGCATTAAGCAGCCTACCTCCTAACCTGGTCGATTGTGATTATACTCAATCAATACCCTGGTTTGAACAACCACGCGACCAAATGCCGGACGGTATCAAATACACTTACTCGCTTGGCAACAACAAAACGCAACCGCTCGACAATGATTTTCTGATTCACCTGAACGACAACAGGGTAACAATCAAAGACCCGCAAAAGAAAGATTTTTTGGTCGGTGAATCAAAAATGAAAGCTCTTACCCCAGCGATCAATAATATGCGTATGGCTTACGAGACGCGTGGGGTTATTCTTGCCAATCGTGGAGCCCTCGGTATCCTTTCAAACGATTCAGCCGATGCAGCAGGCCAGATTCCGATGACGGGCGAAGAGCGCAACGAGGTCTACAAGCAATACGAAAACAATTACGGAGGCTTGCCTGGTCAAAAGTCAATCATCATTACAAACGCCCGCCTAAAGTGGCAACCGATGACGGTAGCCCCTGACAAACTCGGCTTGTTTGATGAGTGCCAAGAAGATTTTTTCCGAATGTGTGATTCATACGGTACGCCTCAAGAACTTTTTTCATCCACTACCGGAACAACTTTTGAAAATCAAAATCAGGCTTTCAAAAGGCTTTACGATAACACGATAATTCCAGAGGCGAATGAGTGGATAGGTGCGCTTCAATCTTACTTCTATCCAAATGGTGAAGTGATTTTGTGCATGGATTATTCGCACTTATCAGTGTTTCAGGAAGACTTAGAACTCAATGCCAGCGCGTTAGGGTCGCTCATCACAGCACTTTCAAAAGCCTTCGCGGATGGTGCGTTAACAATTGAAGAATATCAGGCCGAGCTAAACAAGTTCGGTTTGGCAGTAGGTAATAAACAAAACTAAAATTTAAAACAATGGAAGCAATCGATCATTTGAAATCAGTAGTTGAAAAGTTCAACGCTGCAAAATCAGAAAACCTGAATTATCCAGCACACAAAGACACGGCATTATCCGAAGCCGTTGCGTTGGCTGATGAGTTCATCAAAGCAAGCGAACCTGTGAAAGAAGAAGTTAAGGGTGAGGAGGTAAAAGTTGAAGAACCAAAAGCTGAGTAATGCCAACATTCGCAGAACTCATCGGAACGCCTACAAGCAAAAACAAAATCAAGAAAGCACTTGAGAAGGCAAGCGTTGATTTGGCTAAGGACAAGGAAAAATATTTCGATCACCTCGCAATGCACAAGGCAGCGCAGGTGAGCAACAAAGAAACAGTAAGGAAATGAAACACATCTGGCCGGAAGGACTGAAAGGATCTGAATTGTTCCGCTTCATGAAGGCGAACAAATCAGCAATCATCGACATGAAGAAGTCAGTGATCAAACACGCTGACGCTGTCACTTTCTCTATCCCGAAAGAAATGCCTAAAAGCGTTTCGAAGGATTACCTTTTTGCCAATGACGAGCCAAACGGTATCATCAAAAGAACTATCGTGATGAATACTTACAACTGGCTTCACTCTCATGATGACCTGCATCAAAACAACCTGTTTGCCAAGTCACTCAAAGAACGAGGTAATAAAATCCCTCACCTTCACGATCACCTGTTTCAACTTGACGCGCGTGTAGGTATTCCTATTTCGTGGCAAGAAAAAGCTATACCCTGGTCAGACTTAGGAGTTGACAAGGAAGGAAACACGATGTCCCTTTTGCTTGAGAGTCAGATCATGAAAGACCTGAATAAACAGGTTTACAAAGACTATTTGAACGGATACATTGATCAGCATTCAGTCGGTATGCAGTATGTCAAACTTGACATGGCCATCAATGACCCTGACTTTGAAAATGAATACAAAGTATGGCAATCCACAATCGATCAGATCGGAAACAAATCAACCGCTATCGATCAAGGTTACTATTTCGCAGTTTACGAAGCGAAGTTAGCCGAGGGGTCAGCCGTACTATTAGGAAGTAACGAACTCACGCCAACACTGGGCCAAAAGTTTCAGCCGCAAAGCACTGAGACGAAAGACCGCAACGAGCCGCCAAAGACACTCGATGTTAAAAGCTTGGTAGAGAAGTTTTATAAAGTTTCAAATTAAAAACAAAACAACAATGGACGAAAAACAATTAGAAAAACTCTTGTCCGAGGTTGCAGAGAAAAACAAGGCGGCTATTACCACTGAGGTAAAAAGTGCTATCGCTGCGGCACTCGTTGACAAGCAGTTTGCAGACTATCAGCTTAAAAAGTTTAAGTCAATCTGCGAAGAACAAGGATTGAAATCCGACACGGTGAAAAACCTTGAGGAAGCAATCCAAAAGCAAGGCGAAGAGCTACGCAAAATGGCTGCTAACCAAGAGCAAAAGTCTGAGACTGTTGAAAGCATCGTTGAAAAACATGCTGACAAAATCAAAGCTATTGCAAAGGATGGCCAGCGCGCGGCTTTCAAACTTGAAATCCCTTCAAATGTCATTAACAAAACGCAAGTAACACGCTCAAGCGTTGGCAGCACAACTATGGCGATGCGCCTTGTTGATGTTGGTCAATTGGCTTATCGTGGTTTGAAGATGGCCGGGCTTTTCAAGCACTCACAAGTTGATCCATCATCTAACGGTGTTATACGTTTTTACGATCAAAATACCGTAACACGTAGCGCGGCTGCAACTTCCGAAGGTGCAACTAAGCCTGAATCTGCAATCACCTGGATCGAACGCCTTTTGAAGGTTGAAAAAATTGCAGATTCTATCCCTGTGACAAAAGAAGCGTGGAGCGATGTGTATTTCATTCAGGAAGAGGTTAACCGCCTTTTAAACTTGAACCTTGCCATCAAAGAAGATGCATATTTGTGGAGCGGAACAGGTGTAAGCCCTCAGATTAGCGGTGTTTACACTACTGCACTTACTAACGGTGCGTATGATGGAACGACTGCGACAAAAATTGCAAATGCAAACATCTTTGATCTGATTGCTTCTATGAAAGTTGCCATCATGAACGCAACCAACGCGGACGGAAGCACTGGTAAGCAGTCAAAGTATGATCCGAATGTTGTAGTGATGAACCCTGCGGACATTCTTGCATTGCGCTTGCAAAAGGATTCTTTTGGTCGTTACCTGTTCCCTCCAGACATGGCAGAGGTTTACGGAAACATGGCCATCATTGAAAGCTCGATGGTTACAGCCGACACTTTGTTGGTAGGCGACACTCGCTACGGTACCATCTTCGACCTTGAAGGTGTGACTTTGGAAATGGGATACATCAACGATCAATTCGTGAAGAATGCAATGACCTTGCTAGCTGAAAAGCGCGAGACGTTGTTGATCAGAAACGTTGATGCAGATGGTTTCTTGGCTTGCTCAGGAATCGCTGCGGCTGTTGCTAACATGACTAAGGCTTAATCTGAAAGGAGAAAAACAAAAATGAAAAAGCTACTTATCATCGCGCTTTCATTGTGCATCGCAGCTGGTGTGCAGGCGCAAATTCTGGCGGTAAAAATGAAAACCGCTTCAAGTGTTGACTCGGCAATTGTCACCAATACCGGATCAGGCTCTTTGGTTTACACTTTGACCGCAAAGCAACCTTTCAGCGTTCAGGCCAACTTCGTCAAAACTTCCGGCACTCTTGGCGGCACTGTTACTATTTATGGCTCAAATGATGGAGTAAATTATTTTGCTCTCACCGATGCCACAAGTACACCAACGATCACCACTTATACGGTGACAGATGCAGGCACTTACGGCTCGCCTCAAGTTACAAAGTGGTTCCTGAAAGATCATCCGGTCAAGTATGTCAAACTTACGTGGGACGGTACCGGAACGATGGCAGGATACTTTAAGGCTTGGCTTCTTACTTATTGATATGTTCGTTACCGAGGAAGATTTTAAAAGGCAACCTTTCGTTTTGAACTTGACCAACTTAGACGCTGGCGAGTTTCAGGACTTCGTTGATTATCACGAAGAGGAAAACCTTCGTAAACTCCTCGGTAATCTTTTCTATGATGCTT